TTCCATGCCGCTCCAAGTTCCTACTCTGTGTGTCAAAAACGTGATATCCTTTTCTATCATCACAGTCATTCCAATATATTTCGTATGGACTGCCCAAGTAATATATGTGACCATCATCAGATTTGTGATGGAAATGCCCACTAAAAACAGTGTCAAATTTTCTAAACATATTCTTATCATGTCCATGTTCGTTCACCATGCCTCGCATCATTTCAAAACCAGCAACTTCCAGATGGCCCATTGCTACTGATGCTTTTGATTCATCCATTGTCTTCATTGTGTGTGCATAGTTATTTGCATTTATCCAAGGAATAAAAAGGATAGGTAATCCATCAAACGTAACCTCTTGAGCTTCTGGATAGATGTGAATATTATCATATCTACCACCAAGAAGCTCTGTTACAGAATTAACCTCGTTTGTATTTTTAAAATAGGTATCATGGTTACCAACCATGACATGAAGTTCAACACCAAGATCACAAAATGGTTTGACAAATCGCTCACGAAAATCTTTAGCAATCCTGTATGAGATGAATTTACGTCTATCCATAATATCACCTAAATGAATACAATGCTTGATATTGTTTTCTTTTAGGTAAGGAAAGAAATGTTCCTCATAAAACTTGTAAAAATATTCGTTGAAGTTAGTGTTATCATTTCTGGCACCAAAGTGTGTGTCAGTAATTAACGCAATTTTCATTCTTTATCTTTTTCCATAAAATTTTCAAGACCAGATGGTTCTTTGTTTGTGTCTTTCTTTTTAGGTTTGTAGACAGCTTCATCTGGTAACATTATATTTGGATCAAACCCACCAATAGAATATATAGTGTCATCGCCAGGATTGGTAACAAAAGGTACATAGTCTTGCTTTTCTATCATCATATGTTTGACATGAGATTGTTTCTTTTCTTTTTGTATCCTACGAATAAACGCATAGTAAATAATCTGTGTAAAATATGAAAAGGGATTTTTAGACTTTTCGGGATCAAAGTTGTGAATATATTGCAGACAGTTTTCGATACCATCTGATATCATATCTTGTCTGTATGTATAGTTTATAAAGTTTGGTCTGTAGGATAATCCGTTTGCAATTTTTAGAAAACAAGAACCAATGTAGTCTGTAACTATAGGTGGTTCTTCACCCATCTCCTCTGCCTCTCGGCAACTTTCTTTCCAATCAATCATTGCTTGATGGAACTTCTTATTATCAACGTAATGCACACCTTTAGGTTTTTTGGCCATAACGATTCCTTTTCAATTTATAAGTACCATTCTACACCAATACTTAGGATTTGTCAATGATAAATTTATTTTATTTTGTGGTTGACAAGATATACGATTGTATGTATAATAGGTCTTGTACCTTTTCAGATAATAGCTTAATGAAAGGTCTTACCATCTACTTCAAAATCTTCAAGTAGTTCTGTCATATCTTCCTCGGCGGCCTCAGCTTCTTGACGATCAATTTCATCTTCTATCTCTTGCAGTTCATCTTCTGTCGGTTCTGGTTCTCTTAATCCCATTCTGTGCGTATTTTTAATAATGTGTTCATAGTATTTACTAAGTCCAGCACTTGCTGGTGTCATTATGACAACTGAATTTTTTTCGATATAAAAGAAGTCCTCATCGGAATAGGGCTGTATCCATCTACCCAAGGCGAGTGATTCTACCACACCTTTTTGTGTGACCTTACTAATAGTTTCCATCAACAGAGGAGCTTCTATTTTTAATTGGCCTTGTTGTGTTTCCACAACATTACACAGAATGTCTTCACCATTCGATAATTTTAATACGTTATAGTTCAAAGGTTTATCCTATCTACTTTGTATTGAAACTGTTCTTCCTTGTATATATTTAGTCTTTGTCTAAAGTGTCTATATGTAAAATTTGGCCTTCCTTTGTATGTGAGGTTGTCGGATATGTCAAACAGACGAACACTTGATTTAGTCTCTGATTGTCTAAGTCCACGACCAATGGACTGCAAGACTCTAATTCTACTTTTGGATGGAGAGGCGAACACGATGTTATGAATATTGCGAATGTTAACACCAGTAGAAAAAGTGCCATAGGATGCAATAATAATGGCGTCTGTTTCTTTTTCTGCGATTGCTCTGATTTCTTCTCTTGTGTTTGTTTTCGTTCCACCATATACAAAAAACACCTTTCTGTCTAACTTATTTATTTCTTCATATAAAATAGAACCATGTTTTTCTACTAACTGAAAAAGTAATAGTGTATTTCCTTTTACAGATTTACAGAGATTTTTTAAAAATTTATTACGTTTGGAGTGTGATACGATATAGTTTATTTCTTCTGCATAAGTGTAGTATCGTACTCTTTGAGCTTCTTCCTCTGTGTGTTTTAGTACAACACAATTGATATCAAGTTGAGCAACAGTCTTGTTGTCCATCAGTTCTTTAGTAGTAGTAACTTTTTTTACTTGGCCAAACAAACCCTCTAATACTAGTCTATGTGTTTCTGTACCATCAAGTGTTCCTGTCAAACCGAATCTATATTTGATGTCTCTACTACGAACCATAATATCTGTAAGTGATTTTGCTTTAAATGTATGAGCCTCATCACCTATGATACAACCAAACTGTGCAAAGTACGGAGCGTGCATTTTGTAAACAGATTGCCATGTGGATATGACAACAGGTTTTGTTCTGTGTGTTTTATCTTGACCAGCATACACCTTGTGAATGTTTCTTTCACTCCATCCATAGTCAACAAAATCAGAAGTCATCTGTTCAACCAAAGATGTTGTAGGTACAAGAATAAGTGTTTTCATTCCCATCAGATGATAATATCTGACAAGTGTATAAATTATGAGTGACTTGCCCGAAGCAGTAGGAGATAAAAGAAGACACCGATTTGTTGATATAGCATGATGGATGGCATCAATTTGGTAATCACGAAATTCAATTGGTTTACCTTTAGAGGTCGGCCGTAATGATTCGGCAAAGTCTCTAACGCTCTTACTATGAACATCCCTGTCATTTTCTACTCCCTCTAATATTTTATATGGTATTGATTTCTTATCACAATACTCTTTTATATATGGTAATAGTCCTGTATAGATTCTACCATTTCGTGGAGAGAACAATCGTATCTTTCCATCCCACATACGATTACGATACTGTGGCATAAACTTTGCGCCAGGCACCTCAAACGTAAAATAATCTGACAGTTCTCTTGCCAAGTCTTCGTCTACCTCACACTCAAGATAGACTTCGTTCACCTTTGATATAATCATTATCTAATAACAGGCCCTAACATCCACCCGACAATACTTTTCTTTATACCAGAAGTCACTGGTCTTACTCTGTGCCACATATCCGAATGAAACATAATACAGTTTGCATCGTTCTTATTTGTTATCTCTATATATCTAGGTGACGCATCAGGGCCGTACAATTCTAAATCAAACTCACCGCCCTCATGGTCATTATTTAGAAATACAGAGAATGATATTTTTCTTATTCTGCCATCTGGATATGGTGTATTGCTTACATCCTTATGCCAACCATACTCTTGATTGTTTCCATACTCTGAATACTGTAGTGGTTCTATATTATCTAGATGTAAAGACGAAAACCCCTCTGCTTGTTTCTTCATTGCAGAAAATACCTTCTGACAGGTTTTCGTGTCTTTTACCCATGAAACACTAGAGTTTCTTTTGGTCAACCCACTAGTCTCGTTCAAAGCAGCCTTTGTCAATGTGTCTTGTTTATTGACTAGAATATCATTAATCAACTCTTTGGGAAAAGTTGTTATTAGATAACTCATTATTTGTAGAAATCTAATCTATCAGAGTTGGCATCAGTTCTTTCAGTCTTGAATACGACACAAGTTCTTAATTCATAACACTGTCTTGAAACCGGCATCGCCTGATGTGGTAAGCCTGCATCAAAAACAAATAAACGATTTCCAATATAATTTACATACTTATCTATTTCATTTTTTTGTTCGTTCCAAATAGCAGTACCACCCATCCATTCTGGTTTCCAATCAAGTCTTGGATAATATATCATAGTAAAATCGCCATCGTCATGGTGTAGATGGGGTTCTATACCATGTGTATGTGCATTAACATATACTCTTAAAAATCTAGATACTTTATATTTATTTTCAAAGTCATACTTTTTTTTTGCTGTTTCCCATATAGGTGAAAGAAAGTTATACTCTAGTTCAATTTCTTCATGTCCACACAATCTATGCCAGTGTTTGTTAATTCCATCACTGTGTGACCTATAATCATATGTCCACGAAATTTCTTTCATTTCCATGTCAATTAGTTGAGCTATGTGTTCTTCTAGTACATTATCATATATATCACATATCATAATTTAACTCCTTCATAAATTTTATATCACAATATCCACAAACTATATATCCATCTTTTGGTATTGTATAGTAAACTAATGGGTGGTCATTATTTTCACCAGAGCATTTAACTCTATCAGTTTTTGAGTATATAATAACCTCTTTAGAAATCTTAGGCCCGTGAGTTGCATTAGGTATCATTAGTATGTTACTCCTGCTTCAAATTTTTTCCATTCTATTGCGTTTTTGATATCCCATCCACGATTATCAACTGACTTGATAACCCCTTTGATATAGTCTACAACTGTCTCTAGATAACCTATCTTGTTTTCTGCATCTATGATTTCTTCATCAGCAGTAATGTAAACAGATAAGTCAGTTTTCAGAACTTTAAGATCAAATGGTTTGGTTGCATAAATTTTTGCGTCAGCTTTACCACCATAGTATTCCCACTTTTCACGATACAGACGCTTGTAGTCACCCTTTGCTTTGAACAAAAGAAGTTCGTATCTAGATTTGTGGTCTAGGTATTTTGCTTTTATTTCTTGATTTTTTAATGATTCGGTATCTAAGTGTTCATCATCTATTCGCAAGTCCTTTTGCACTTGCATTTTCAATTCGTCAAGGTTCATTATCACTCCATATTATATAGCAACTATCTCATATAATTTATAACGAAAGTCAACAGTGGCTGTGAGATATTCGACATCTGTTGCTTGTTGATTGTAATCAAGTCCACTCAAAGACACAGGGAACATATCTGAAAATCTAACTTCTACAATAGGATTGTTTTTGTTAGACAGAATAGAAAGTGTTGCGTCAGAATAAAACGGTTTGTCTGCTACAGGGTTTCCTACTACACCGATATCATTATTACCACCAGTACCACCACTGGAAGTATTTGATGTACTAGAACGAAACGTGCTGAACTGTGTTCTGTTTTTAGGAAAACCAATACCGATAAGCCAGTTGTGTAGCTCTGTATAGTTTTCTAGATATTCATCTACGATAAATGATATGGACAAGTTTTCAAAAGTAACCTTATCGCCAATCAAAGGAATGTCTTTGTATGGTGTAGGAATTACAAGCTCACCCAAACTAATCGCAGGCACATTTGCGCCAGTGGTAAAAAACTGCACCTTGGGAAGTTGATTAATCATAAACCGAAACTGTGTTGGACTAGTATAATCCAACTTGTCTGGTTGTCTGTTAAGTGGCGATGTTTCTGTTGTCATACTACTATTTATAACGAAAAAAAAGGGGGAGATAAATCCCCCCCTCTTATTCTTATTGTTTCCAGACTACATGAGGTTTGAAACTTTAACCTTACGATAGTACTTGTTAGTTGCAGATGAGATGGAGATTGCACCATCAGCACCGGCAGCAACTGTACCTGTGTGGAAAGGATTAGCAGCAATACCGTAACGAGTCTTGAAACCAATCTTTGGCTGGAATGAGTTCTCACCCACTGCACGAACCATCTGAAGTGGAACGTATGGGCAGTAGAACATACCAGCGTCATAAGGTGATGTACCTTTATAACCAACAACGTAGTACTGTGAAGCGGCTACGTTAGCAGCATATGGGTCAACGTACACTTTGTAGCGTCCGTTCATAACACCAGCGAATGTTGTTGAAGTATCGTCAACATTCAAGTTGTTGTTAAGAGCAGGAGTATAATCAAGAACGCCTGCCATCTGAAGTGCAGAAGCAACATCAGCAGAGCAGAGGATCATGTTACCTTTACCGCGGCGAGTCTGTTGACCGATTGCGTTGGCATCTCTCTCAATTGCGAACATCAGACCTTTGAACTTCTCAACTGACCAACGACCATTTGAGTCGGTGTCAAGGTCAAAGATACCAGCGTTAGTAGTGTTAGTCTGGGCACCTTTAACAGCAGAAACGTAAATGTTACGAACAACCTCACGGTTGATTTCTGCAAGAATTTCAGAAGACAGAATGTTAGCAAGTTCTGTTTCTGCGTCAAGACCATGAATTGCTTTAAGGTCTTGTGCGAGTTCCATAGTGTACTCAGCCTTAAGCGCACGAGTCACAGCAGTAACAGTATGCTTTTCGATTGAGAACGCCATTTCACCAAAAGCGTTAGTTCCTGAGTCACCAAGTGCCTCACCCTGTACAGTAGTCATACCTGTTGCAGAAGTATAAGTTCCAGCAGGACTGTCGTTAAGAACAGCAGGGTTAGTTTCGGTAGCACCGACATCTCCACCACCGATAGTACCGGCAGCGTTTTGGTTAGATGCATCTGCATTACCAGGCATTGCTTCATCGGCAAGTGCTTCTGCACCGTCCATTGATGCAAAACGAGCCCGCATTGCAAAGATCAGACCAGTTGGGCCTGTCATTGGCTGCACACCACAAATGTCATATGCAATCAGGTTTGGCATTGAGCGTCTGACCAATGAAATCAGAATCGGATCCCATGTGTCAAGTGCAGCATTGCCACCAACAAATGAAGTTGGTGCTGTTTCTGCGAGGAAGTTTTTGTCTTCCTTCAGAGCTTTTTCTTGGTTTTCCAAGATGAGTGTAGTGACTGCCCGCTTGTAGCTGTCCTGAATCTCTGGGAGGTCAGGGTGCTGAAGGACTGGCTGCCACTTTTCTTGTAGATGTTCTGTCTGAAACATTTGTTTCTCCTTTTATTTTCTACTATTTATAAAATTGTTTATTTTGCACTATTAACATTCCGACCAATAGCAGCCATATACGCGGCCATTGAGTCAGTTGTGTCAACGTCCTGTGCGGTGCCAGTGTCTACATCATCAATAGTTTCAGTCGCTTCTGTCAAAGTTGCATTTGATGGGAAATAACTTTCCTTCAAAGTATCCAACTTCTCCCGATAAGATGCCTCATCAGAGAAATCTACATCTTCCACAAGTGACTTAAACTTTTCAATTTCTGTTTCGGCAAGGTCAGAAGAAACTTCTGTCATTACCTGTTCCATAACTAGTGAGGCATTTGCAGATTTGAGTTCGATGGCACTTTCCATCATCTCGTTAATCTTACCTTCTAGTTCTGAAATCTTTTCTGATTGTGCTTCAAGCACATCATACTTTTCATCTGGAACATCAACATAATGGTCTTCAAACAATTGTTTCAAACCTGAGATAAAGTCTTCAGCAATTTCGCCTTTCAACCCTCTTTCGATGGCCAACTCATTCTCTTTCATCCATTCTTCAACAACATAGTTCATGTATGTGTCAACTTTTTCGGTCAACTCACTCTTTGTTGCGGTAATATTTTCTTCCAGTTCTGTTTGGTAGTCGTCTTCCATACGCTCTACTTCTGAACGTACTTTTGATTTAACGGCAGCTTCAAACACTGTTGCAGCTTTACGTTTAAATTCTTCAGAAAGATCACCTTCGCCATTCATCAAAGCGTCAACGTGCTCAGTAACGTCAATAGTATTCAGACGATTTTCGACTGACTCTTTCTTGACCTTTTCTTCAGCACTTTCTTCTTTTTTAGCTGGGTTCATCATTGCGTTCAACTTCATCGCCATTTCTTTGGTATCAGTTGCTGACATCTTTTCCATTTTATTATACATAGCGTTCATCATTTCCATCGCATCAGCTTTGGTCTTGGGTGCTTTCATCATTTCCATCTTATCCATTTCAGACATGACTTCTTCACCTTCTGCTTCGTATCCAGCAGCAAGAGGTTTTGCAACCTTCTTCATGCCATCATTTGGTGTGTCCATTTTATCAGGTGAACCTTCACCCTTTTGTTGTGCATCTCCACCAATTTCTTTCGCTTTTGCAGCGACTTTCTTAGCAGGGGCATCTTTTTGATCTGGTGATACAACAGCAGCACCAGTATCTTCTTTTCCACCAGATGCACCATCGTTGTCGATGGAATCCATTGGATCGGCTTTACCAGCTGATTTCATAGGAGCATCCGCACCATTAGCTTCTTCAAGCTCATTAAGTACTTCTGCCTCTAATTCCTCAATGGTTTTATCTAATTCGTTTGCCATGGGGATTACTCCTTTACAATATTGTTACGTTTATTTATAATTTATAACTTTTGAAGAAACTTTGCAAA